CGCACCGACTTCCGTGGAGGCAAACGTAACCCGTCCGGGCGATGAAGATACGACCGTGTGATTGCCGTTATAACCCGCCGGGGTCATGCCCGTGACGATGATCGTGGTGCCGACCGTATAAACGGGCGTATCGACCGACGCGAAGGTCAATGTAGCCAGAACGCCCGTGCCGGATGCACCCGTAATCGGCACTTCCTGCGCGAGCGGCACCGTGACCAAATCCACCGCCCACAGGTTCACGCCCTGATTGCTCCACCGAGAGAGCATCAGGTTCGACGCCATACGGGCCGACTCGAAATGCTCCTGCAACAGGGCAGTATTCCTCACACCGCACAGATTGAAGGCATATAGAGTCAACTCGCCGAGCGAGGGATTGAACGTGTACGTCCCCGAAGTCGCCATCAGTACACCTTAGAGCGGCGCGTTGCTGAACTGCGCGATCTTCAGCGTAGCCGTCCCGGTGCCCCCCGATGCCTTCACGCGAACCCATGTCGGCGTCAGGTTGAAGACACCGGACTTGGCAGCGTTTTCGGCGACAAGGTTGGCGTCCAGAGCATCAAGCCACGTCATGGCCGCAACCGTCGTCGGACTGAACGGATCGTTGGGATCGTCCATGCTCGTCTGCACGGAATAGGTAATCGTGCCGCTGGTGTTGACCTGAGCGACCGCCTGAGCGTTGGCCCACGAATCCATGCGAACCCAACGGCTCGTTACGTCTCCGGTCACGCCGACCTGTACCGTACCGCCGCCGACACCGCCGCTCGACGTGATGGACGTAACGGAGGCGTAATACAGGACGGAATTCTTGGTCGTCGAATTCGGCCCGGTCAGTGTTTCGGAAATCGTGTTGCCGCTGGCATCCGTCCCCGTGATCGTGAACGTAACCGAGGTGTAATTCGCGTTGGTTTCAAGAACCAACTGAGCGGGCGAGCCGAGGCTTGCGGCGCCAGACTCAAGCGTGAGCGTCGTAGCCGTCGTGACCGCCTGAGACGCAGCCACATTGTTGTTGTCCGCGTTGATGCCCGTTGCGCTGACGGTGATGGGCTGCATGTTCAGTCTTCCTTCCGCTTGCCCGATGGGCTTACAGGCCAGTCCTTACGAGCGGGTCCGGTCTTCTTCCGCGCCATAGACGCCTTTTCGTCTTTCGACATTGAGGCGGCAGCAGAAGCGGGACGGCACGCCGGATAAGGACGTTTGCCCTTCTCGCCGGGAATTCTACCACACTCTTCGCCGGTCTTCACATCGCGCCAGTCTTCGGCAAACCATTTTCCAAGGCCGCCGCCGGACGCTTTGTTGACGCGGTTGTCGTCACCGGACCATTTGCCGCCTTTGGACTTGTACCACTTTGACGCCCATGCGTTGGCATAAGCAGACGGGTACACGTCGAATTTGGCGCGAGCCGCCGCCTTGGCACGACCCCACAGTCCAGAATTCATGGGCTTTGCTGCCATGTCAGCAATCCCACTTTCTAAGGGCTTTATTGATGCGGCTGTCAGGATCGGCAGCTTTGGCAGAGCCTGTCAGCTTGCGCTTCATGCCTGTCATTCTGGCACAGAAGCTGTCTTTTCGCGACCCGCCTTCAGGCTGCGGACGCTTGATGTCGTGGCCTTGCGCCCGGAGCGAAGCACGACCTTTTTCGTTCAAACCGCCGGAAGGCGACTTGCCTTCGGACCTTTGCCACGCGGGTGTCTTTGCCATGACATCACCTTTTGCAAAAACGGGGGCACGATGGCCCCCGCTGAAGTTTGATCCTTCTCGGAGGAGAAGTTCTCAGTAGTGATCGGCCTTGCCGCGCGGCGTGCCGGAAGCAGCGGTCGAGAAGACGCCGCCGCCCGACTTGCGCGGCTTGCGGCCCATGTTCGCCTTGGACATCAGGCCCATCGCCTTCATATCCGCCTTGGCGCCGACCTTGCCGCCCTTTTTGAAGCCGTCGTTGCCCTTCATGGACTCCGCAGCAACATTCGAATCACCGCCCGCGTAAGCCTTGTGCTTCATCGCGCCGGTCTTGGGAGCCTTGCCCTTCATAAAAGCCTCCTATGGCCTTACGCAGTCAGGTTACGAGCCTGAAGATAGGTTACGGTGATGATGCCTTCACCGTCGCCGGTGTTGGTCGAAAGAGCGTAAATCTGCACGTCGTCAGCGCCCACATCCTTCCAGTTTCCAACGCGAGTGCCGTTGTTGCCGGGGATGATGTCGGTGATGCCGAGCGTCGTGGAGAGGTTGTTGTCCGATGCAACGGCAAGCTGCGTAGCAGTCGCGTTGGTGCCGATGTTGATCGTCTGCGCCCCGCCAGACCATGCGACCGTCTTGAGGACGGCGATGGAGAGAATCTGGCTGTTGGCGGGGATGACGATATCCGTCTTGTACAGACCGGCAGACGAAACGTTGGTGGCCTGATTGACGACCGCCGACTGCGCCATGACGACGAAGCCTACGTTCGCAATTTCACCAACAGTCGTGCCTGTCGTGTTCAGGACATCGCCAGCCTTGATCGGGCCGGTGAATGTAGTCGTACCCATATGGGCCTCCTGCACGATGAATTCGTACCGTCTGTGCAGCGTCCGCTAGGGCGGTCGGTACGAACAAAATACCCTAGATGAAGTAGAGGGCGAGTTTTACCCCGCCCTCTATGTTTTCTACATCAGGACGGGAACGATCCGAAGATCGAACGCCAGTTGTAGTAGCCGAACGAATACCGCTCGTAACCTTTAACCAGAAGGTTATCAGTCACAAAGTCGACCTGCATGTCAGTTTCGAACTTGACACGCTCCATGTAGGAGAGGCCGTCGATGTTCGTCAGCAGGAACCACGCGGTCGGCGAGGTCAAGAAGTCGTTGACCATGTAACCTTCGGGGAGACCCCCTGCGGTCATCATTATGGCGTTCACGTCGTTGTCCGCTGTGCCGGGACGCAGTTCCGTCTTCGTCAGACGAATTGCGGTCGGCTCAAGAGCCGGCGGAACGACCAGACGCCGCGCACGGGCAAAGACCTTCAGGCCCGCCTGATCCTTGAAGTTGGTACGGATGCTGATCATCGCATTGAGCAGCGTGGCCTCGTTGAGGTCCACGTCAGTCGCAGGACGGTTCGCAACCGTGCCACCATCAATCGGGTGGTTCGTAGCGATAAGAGCCACGCCATCGCCGCCGACCGCCGCATTGTAGGTGGTCGCCGTGTTCAGGACGTTGGCGCCGTAGATTTCCTTGGTCTGCTGGAAAGAGTCGATCAGACCGAGGTTCGACGGAGCGAACTGGCTCTTGTAGAGGTTGTCGTCGATGGCTTTGCGGGTGATCGCATAACCAAGAGCAATTTCCGTATGCTCCTGATTGTAGACGTACCGCTCGCCGGCGTTGTTGTCGAACGCAGTCTGACCACCTTCAGTCTTCAACTGAGCCAAGCCAAGGAAACGCATCTCAGCGGTGCGTTCCAGAGCCATCTTCGACTCGTGCTTCGTGAAGATTTTGTCGTACTGCGACGGAATCTGCTCGTACTTGCCTTCGATACCACGAAGGCCCGGAAGGAGCAGATCCTTAATGGCAGAAAGATTGACAGCCATTGGTCCCTACTCCTCTTATGCGCCGCCGGTCGGGCCAGTCGGACCAGTCGGACCAGTGGGTCCAGTCGGGCCGGTAGCGCCGGTGTTTGCGGGCTTGGTGATGACGTTGTTGAACGCCACGACGGCATAGTCATACGGCTGACCGTTCGCGAGCGTACCGGCCGACCCCGGAGGAGCGGTGATAAGCTGCATGATACGGAACGGCTGAGACGAGTCGGTGCCCGCCGTGGACAGGTTCAGGAACGCGCCGGAAAGGCCGTTCGCCGTGTTGCCCGTGCCGATGGTAAAACCGATGGTCTTGCCGATGTCAGCAGCCGCAGCGCCCGTGGCATCCGTCTGAGCGACGAACTGAGCGTTGGGGTCGTTGACGATGTAGCACTCGACCGTCTGGTTCGACGCAACGTCCGAACCGGGCCAATAGTTGGACCAGATCGTCCGCTTCTGCGAGACCGAGAGGTAGGAGCAACCGACGAAGATGCCATAGATGGGAGCGTTGCCGCTGGCAGACGAACTGCCCGCACGCTGCACGCCACCGGCCGAGTTTGTTACGACGGGGTCGCCGTAAAAAGTGGCCGTCGCGTTGTACGCACAGGTGAAGACCACCTGTTCATACGTCGGAGCAGAACCGTTGCCCCGGTACTGACGGAAACCGTAAGGCGCGTTCACATTCGCCATGACGGTGCCTCCTTTTCAGGAAGTCCCAATCATCGCTCAACGGGGCGACTTAGAGACGGGGAAAGTTCAGCTTCCTCAACGGGGGAAGCAG